GTAGTTCAATACGTTGCTGGTTTTGGAGAGATGCGAATCCACAAGGTTGCCGACCAGGGCGATTTGGTTTCATACCGAGGCAAGCAATACTATTGCAGGAAAGAGCTAGCTAACAGGTCTGGCAACTTGAGAAAGCTAGATCACGATCAGTCAGCAACAAGAGTCCCGATAACCAGGACTGCCGACAAGGCTGAATACTGGCGAGAGCTTCCTGGCAAATCTACTGGGGCAGCTTTTACTGCAACCATAACCCGCACAGGAGGAGGGCTTCTTCTGGTCAACGCGACCGATCATGGACTCGCAGATGGTCAAGCGGTCACCATGTCGCAGGGTTACGCAGGCGTGGGGTGGTCGAGCCTAGCCATCACATTTGGCACTACTTACTATGTAGCAGCGAAAACTGATGACACGTTTGAATTAGAAGCTTCAGCAGTTGGAGGAACCCACGTCGCTCTTTCTACTAGCTTTTCTACGGGCGGCGTTCAGTTCCAGGCAGGCCCAGCCTTTAACACTACAACTGACAAGGTGCAGTGGCCTTCTCATGGATTATCAGACTCAGATCCAGTGGTCTTTAGCAAGCCAGCAAAGACTAGCCAAGGAGCGATAACAAGCGTGCTGCCGGGTGGTCTGTCTCACGACACCACCTATTACGTTGTCAACAAGACCACGGACGATTTCCAAGTCTCTGCCACGCCATACGGTGATGTCATCGGCTTGACAGGCAGCCCAAATAGCTGGCACGTAGCTAGTGGGGGCACTTACTTCGAGGTGCCTCACGACTACACCGAGGCCGAGCTTCCTGAGATATCGACCACGCAAAGCAACGATGTCCTAACGCTGTGCAGCACCCTGCGGCCAGCGACTGAGCTTCGCCGCTACAGTTCAACAAACTGGAAGTCAGGAGACATTGAGTTTAAGGCTGTCGCCAAAGCTCCTACTGACCTGCAAGAAGTAGAAATTGACCAAGGGCTTCACACCAAGGTCTATGGCGTTCGCACTGTCCCATCAGGGGCTGGAGTTGCCCCGCCTAATTTTACTATTGAGCTAGGAACTACTACCGGGCCTCTTTTAGAGCTGTGCTTTACAAATGACGCTCAGGCACAAGCCGGTCAACCTTTCCTAAACGACCCCCCTTTTACGGTGGGAGACGTAATCTATTTAAGTGGGTGCAGTGCATATTCTGTTCCTCTTTACAACGAAACGTTTGCTCCAGCTTTTGAAATCCAGAACGGGTATTTTGAGGTTGCTAAAATCTTTGGAGGTACCAGCGCAACCGATCCTGTTTACAAAGTAGATGTCAGAGCAACTGATGGCGGCCCGCCTGCTAGGAGCCGCATTCTTACGCCAGACCAGGGCGGTTCTAATGTGGTGGCTGCGGAAGCCAACACTAGTGGGGGGACTCAGTCAATACCTAGCTGGTTTAGCTACCAAAACTCAACTTCTCACCCAACGGGTGCTGCGGGGGGGACAATGTACAACGTCAACCCAGACGCTAAGGTCCGCATTGCTAGCCTGGGTGAAGACATCGAGCAAGAGTATGTAGTTACTTCGATTGATGTGAACAACGAGGAGTCCGAGGCAAGTGAGTCGATCAAGGTCGAGAACAACTTGTATGTCCCTGGCTCGTTTAACAAGGTTGGGTGGGCATCCTCAGTAGGCGCGACTCGGTATCGCATCTACAAAAAGATCAGTGGCCTCTACGGCTTTATTGGCGAGACTGATGAGGTCACGTTCAAGGATGACAACATCGGCCCGGACTTGGCTGTTGCCCCACCAATAGCTGATAACTCCATGCGTAAAACGGCTGCCGTCACGCTTAGTGACGATGGCAATTACGTGACGTGGGTTGACCACGGGATGCTTGACGGCACGCCTGTGTTGTTCCGCACCTCGGATGAGCTTCCTGGGCTAAACGAAAACCAGACCTACTACGTCATCAACGCAGCCAAGGACACGTTCCAGGTCGCCTTGACTGACGAGTCTCAGGATCCGGTAGATATCACAGGCACAGACACTGGAGTCCACACAGCGGTCTCTGGAGCCTTCCCAGGGGCAACCTCATACTACGAAGGGCGAAGAATCTTTGGAGGCAGCAAGATGTTGCCTCAAGACGTGTTCATGTCTGCAAGCGGGACCGAGGCAGACATGTCTTACTCGATTCCCACAATTGACTCCGACCGGATCTACTTCCGCATCGCCGCCCGCGAGCAGAGCAGGGTGAGGCACATCATCCCGCTCGCGCAGCTAATGCTGTTGAGCGATTCGACCGAGTATCAAGTCACACCGGCCAATGACGATATCCTCACGCCGTCATCGGTGTCGGTCAGGCCGCAAAGCTTTGTCGGGGCTAACTTCGCTCCCCCAGCCCTAGTCAACAACACGGTGGTGTTCTCAGCGTCTCGCGGTGGTCACGTTCGCGAGATGGGCTACAACGCTTCTGTCCTGGGCTACATGACCGGAGACCTTAGCATCCGAGCATCTCACTTGTTTGACAGCAACACGATCAAGGACATGGCCTACCAAAAGTCGCCGCTTCCAATCGTGTGGTGTGTCTCCAGTTCGGGCAAGCTGCTTGGCTTGACCTACGTGCCGGAGGAGAAGGTTGGGGCATGGCATCAGCACACAACGACAGACGGCACGTTTGAGTCTGTTGTGTCGGTGCCGGAAGGCGACGAGGATGTTGTTTATGTGATAGTGAAGCGAGGCAGCAACCGCTACGTGGAGCGTCTCGATGACACTTACCGAGGAGGGACTGAGAGCATCAGCGATGCCTACTTCGTAGACAGTGGCGTGACCTACACGGGAGCAGCCACAACGACCATCAAGGGGCTGAATCACCTTGAGGGCAAGTCAGTAGCCTACCTTGCTGATGGCTTGCCTGGAACGGGCACCGTAAGCAGCGGTGTCCTGACATTGTCTAAGGCTGCTGCTAAAGTCCATGTTGGCTTGCCGATGACATCTCAGATCAAGACTCTTCCAATGACCATGCTTGGCGTAGATGCGTTTGGCACAGGTCGAACCAAGAACATCACGCGAGTGTGGGCTAGGTTGTTTGAGAGCGCAGCGTTTGAAGCCGGTCCAACCACTAGCAATATGAGGTCTTCGCTCACGCCTGCGGCAGGGTCGCTTTTGTCAGACTTCGTAGAAGTTACTTTGCCTTCGTCATGGAATGATGAAGGGCAGATTGTCATTCAGCAAAGCAATCCGCTTCCACTTACAATTGCAGGGTTGACCATCGAGGTCGCATCAGGAGGATAGATATGGCAGGAGAAGGTTTAAGCGGTTGGTTCACCGGCGGCAAGATGAGTGGGTCAGAACTAACAGGGGCTGAAAGCATCGGTATTGGCCTATCTATTGCTGGAGCTGCATCCAGTGTAATAAATGCCTTTTACGCAGTTGACGCGATGAAGTATCAGGCTGCGGCTCAAGAGTCGAGGCTGACTTTTGAGATGGGGCAGATGGGCAGGGCGAATAGCTTGAAAGAAATTGCTTCGCGGGAGATGAAGCAATCCGGCCAAGAAGAGGCTGGAGAAGTGGGGCTTAAGTATAGACAGGCAATTGGATCCTCTGACGCAAGGGGAGGCGCGTCAGGCACCCAGGCGGGAGTGGGAAGTCGCAAAGAGATGTCTGCATCTATGGAGTGGGCAAAAGACACCGCCCTTACCACTGTCAGGAAAAGCACGGCCAACAAGGTTGCTGCTATTCGGTCGGACATAGGCACGGGGCAAGGGCAACAAGCTTTGCTTGGCGGCCAAGCTGCGGCGGCCAGAGCTTTGAAGTCTTCCTATGGAGGAACAGCAAAAGGCATGGCGGGCTTCACATCGTTGCTCGGCGGTGCCGGTCAAGTGATGTCTACTTTTAGCCGGACACAGAGCAACTACAGCGGCACCGGCACTAAAGGACCACAATAACAATGCCACAAGTTCCACTACCTAACATGGCGCGTCAGGTCGGCATGCCAAATGCCCGCCCTTTGTCGGGGCCGCAGACCCAGATGTCCACCGCACTGCTTCAGCAGAATCAGCAAGCAGCTCAGACGATGTCGGCGGTGGGCGATTCGATGGTTCGCATTGGTGCCAAGATCCGCTCTGAGCGCGACTACATCAATGCTAAGACAGATCACCTCAAGATATCTGAATACATTATCAATCAGCAAATCGAGCATTCAAAGCTGTCTCCTTCAGATCAACTTAGCCAAAGCGAAGCGTATCGAGGCAAGGTCAAGAAGTTCATCGATGACACGGTAACTGGGGCATCGAGTGAACAAGCTCGCGGCATGCTGAAAGGCCCAGCACAACAATCGCTGTTAGGCTATAAGCAATGGTCTTTGACTCAGGAGTTGAAAGCTCAACAGGCTCAAGAGTTGGCAGTTATTGTTGCGTCTGGTGACAACGCTGCGGTAGCGGCTTCTGTTGCGGCTGCCCAACCAGAAGGCGACCCCTTGGCTTTGGCAGCTGCGGATGAGATGCCAAGTGATGATCCAAACATAGACACGGGAATGTCTATCTCAGCTCAACACGCTGAGAATGCAGCAAACAGCCAAGACCCGAAGAAGCCGCCGCGCACCAACTTCGAGGTTCAACGCGACTCGGCTTTTTCTAACTATGATGATGAGGCCGATCAAAGGTTTGGTGAATCGGGATCCCCAAAACTTCGCGAAGCTTTCATTCGAGACAAGAAGACCGATTTCTACGACAAGGTTGTCAGCACCTTGCTTGCTCAAGACCCGCCGATGTTTAAGAAGGCGAAACAGTTGATGGAGTCAATTCCAGCAACAGAAATCAACCCTAAGAAGAAGGGCACTCTGATGGGTCAAATTAAAAGGGCCGCTACTCAGCAGAAGGCAACGGATGACAACAACAAAGCGTTGAGTCTAACTTTTGATGTTCTTGACAAAGCAGGCGTTGGCAACTTAGACCCTCCAGGGTCAAGCAGCCACTTAGCTTCTGAGCAAATAGACCGTGCTGGACAAAGTCTCGAAAGACTGTTCCGATCAGGAGAAATCACAGCCTCTGTCTACAACCCGGCTCGCCAGCATCTTAACAATGAAGGAGGAGACCTTGTTGCAAGGCAAGCAGATCAAGCCAACCAACTAATTGCAGAAATTACTGCCAATCATCCTAATGCGCTTAAGCTTGATGATTTGCCACCTGAGTTGCAGCAAGCCCTTGCCCAAAACCCAATAGCTTTTAACAAAGTGGTAGGCAGGCAGGCAGCGGCCAATGACAAAGCCGTAGCGGGGGCACTTGCATCATTATCGCCTGCTGGCGATGCCCCAAAGAGCCTGTTTGACTCCCGAAATCACTACCTAGAAAGAACAGTTGCTTCGGTAAGAAAAAGAAAACTGTCGGTGGAGCATGGGTCAGTTCTTAGAGACCACAGAAGACTCTTTTCTATTTTTGAAGAGCATCCAGAACTAAGAAAAGGTCTAAGTCCAGAAAGTAAGAACAAGCCTTGGAGAGAACTTAGCCAGCAAGAAGTAGAGTATGCAATACAAACGTACTTCTTCCCCCTAGGCAAAGAAGGCGATGAGTTGTCTGCCGTAGATGAAGTGCTAGATGTCTACAGAGCATCCATTAACTCTTTTACGCTCAGTGATCCCCAGTTTGACGTTGCAGCCAAAAACGCGATAAAAGAAGCGTTACAACCAAGCCCAGACCAAACAAACATTTTTGGCAAAATCGAAAGCGACAAATCTTCTGGCGGTCTTATTAGGGGTGCAGAGATTGCTCCCCATGTAATGAGAAGAGGCGTTTTGTTTCTAAGAAGACACTTCGCAAATGACGACAAAATAGCAGGGTTAAACATGGTTCAAATGAGCGAGATTATCTCAAAAGAAATAAGCTCATCGCCATACTTCTTTGACCTTACATCGAACGGCGAAATGGACGAGGGCGATGTCCCAATCCCTGCTTTCGCGCTTTCTTCAAATCTTAGGATGTCAAACTTTGACGAAGGCAGAATAGCGATTGAAGTTGACGGAAAACTTATTCCAATCGGCCAGTATGGAGAGGGCTTCTTAAAAGCGTTTCAAAAGTCTGTTAACAACAAGCTTGACGCTTCTGAAAAAAAAGAGGGGTCAAACAGAGATGTCATGTCTTACAAACTTCTTCAACAGCAAGAAGACATCCTAAGTTTTAGCCCAATCGATTTCAGCTTGAGGAGACACGAGACTGAAGATGACTTCTTCAAGTTTCAAAAAGACATCAAGCGTGCGGGGGCTGATATGAAACTTCTAAATAACTTCGTAGACCCCGATCAAAACTGGGATCCAATAGTTGTGGAATCTCTCCGGCCTTCGGTGGGCGAGGAGAGAATTACGGGAGAGGCTTTAGATAATGCTGATGCTTACCTTGTAAGAGAAGCTGGAAGTGATCCTAAAAAGCTAGAGCAGTTAAGGTCTGACTTGGGCAGATACGCTTCCGCTTTTAGTTATCAAAAAAGGATCCACTCTCCAGAGGTCTTAGATGATGTGTCTGCTGGTCTGTATCAAGGGTTGTTAAAGCTGGAAGAAAAGATCCGCGATGATCAAGTGAGGATCAAGGCCACCGTTGATCAAGATCAATTACGTTTGCTGGATACCGCGACTTGGCGTGATTCCGGCCAAGTTAACACTTTGATGAATGAGCTAAGAAAAAACTACAACCTCAGAACTCGTCAAGATATTCAGGCACTAGCTACTGAGTCGCCACTTTCCTCTGGTCACTGGTGGTCTGCTTTAGGTCAAAGTTTAATGACTGCTGGTGAACAATTTGCTCTGTCTTCCAGGGGTATAGAAAGCAAGGGTCTTGACGAACTGAAGTTTAGGAAATGGCTTAAAAACTTAGGGGATAAATAATGAGCGGCCAAGAAGTCGGGCCACTATCGCCCAGAGGGATTTTAAGCCCCTCAGAGTCTGCAAGGTTTCGCTCAGACATGCGTTTCGCGAGCGAGTATTTTAAGCCTCTGCAAAACAAGTCTTCTACGCCAAAAGAAGACTCGGACAACTCTCCTGAAACGATTGAGTTTTTCAATAAACAGCGCGCACTGAATCATGACGCACTTATGCAATCAGTGCGTAGAGCGGTTCAAATAGATCCTGCTGTTGCCGCTGACGTAGAGCGACTCCATGTCGGCACTGGCATGGATCGAAAAAGCATTAGCGAAAACATCGGCAAGGCTCGGCAAGTCATGGCCCTTGCTGAAATCCGAAATCAGGATCTTGTTGATAAAAGCCCTATTCTGAGCGCGTGGATGACAAATCCAGACTTTGCGGCAATGGCTTACAAAGACCTGGACAGCCTAAAAGAGATCGAGACCTGGAGCAGGCAGTGGGACGCAGGCGGGCTAGAGCATGAGCGGGGAAGGCTTAGTTGGGAACTTTCAAACCTTGAGCCGGGAACGTCTGACTACAAGGTTGTAGAGAACAGGGTGATGTTGGTTGAGAGGTATCTCGAAGCAATACCTCAATCTCAAGAGTGGCTAGTTGCGCCTGCCAGGATGCTTGGGCAGATGTATGAGACATCGCCAACCTCGTTTGCAGCGGGTGTTGCGGCAACAACCGTTATTGGCTTTGCAACAGGCGGTATGGGGCCAGCAGCAATCTGGGGAGGCACGATTGCTGGCGCGGCAGCCGGAGGATACCAGACAGGCATTACAGAAGGCGGCAATGCTTTTCGCGATTACACGCAGGCCGGGATGGACCGCCATATCGCTCAGTCACTAATGATGGAAGTGGCTGCGGTCAACGGGGTAATTGAGGTCGCGGGTGGGCTGATCCCAGGCAAGCAGTTTGCCGAGATCGGCAAGAACTTTGTTCGTCGGCTAGTTTCTAAAAAGCTTACAAAGTCTTGGGCAAGAAGGTCACTTGTGCGAGCTGCCAAAGGGTACGTAGCAGGATATGGCAGCGAAATTGGTGAGGAGATGGGTCAAGAGTCAGAGACCGCAATTGTTCAGTCAATCGGCATGGACGCGACTGAGGAGCTGCGGGAGAAAATTGGAAAAGAACCCGGCGTGTTCAATTTGCCGGGGGGCGGCACGATCACGACTAACGATAACGGATCTATCACAGTGTCTGCCGATGTGTATGAGCGTTACACCGGCAAGCTTGTCAACGAAGACCAGACTTTGACGGCTGATCAAGCTGACCGATTTCTTCCTGAAGTAGGCCGCCTGTTTCCGCTTGAAAGAACTCTTAGCGACGAGAACTATGCGGGAGACCTGTGGGACTTAGTGATGGCTACCGCAGGCCACACTGCGATGGCCGCTTGGCTGCCTGCTCTTCCAGGCCCGGTGTTGCGGTATGCGACTGATCGCAAACGAGTCGCGGCAGCAAAAAGAACAGTTGAGTCAATTAGAGAGCTAGCGACGTTGCGCGACGGCACCATGTTGTCTCAAAACAACTCAACGGCTCTGTCTCAATTCATTGAGTCGATTCTAAAAGGCAAGTCTCTTGAGACCATGTTTGTTAATCGAGCTGACTTGATGGAGGTGCTAGAAAAAGCTGGGGTCACAATAGAAGAGTTCGACAAGATTTTGCCGGGTGTGAAAGCGCAAATGGAGCTTGATGAAGATGTGGCTCCAAGCATCGAGATCAAGCCCGCAGACTTGGCTAACAAGCTTAACGATTACGAGATTCTCCCTGAGATACTCAACATCGTTCGAGCCAATGATCCAGAGGCAATGTCAGTTAATGAGGCGAATGAGAAAGCAAAAGAGTTCAACAAGCTAGCTAAGGAACATAGCGAGAAACTTAAGAAGGAAGGTGTCGATGAAAAGATGCGAGACACTTACCTCGACGCTGTCGAAGAGGGCATGGAGGCGCAGCTAATCGAGGCAGACGAAACCTTGAGCGGTAAAAAAGTCACCCGAGAGCAACGGGCGAAAATCAAATCTTTTGCGGCATGGGTCAGGAACTACGTCTATGTGCAGGCCGTTGAAAATGGCGTAGATGTGTCGCAGGTCGAATACGCAAGATACAAAGCAGCTACTCAGCAACAGATGGCCGAGGCTGCGTCAGATGAAAGGTTACGGAGCCAAGAGGCGGCTCGAACCCCCACAATGAGGGAGAGCGTTGATGCCTTAACTTCTGATCCAAGCGCACAGTCGAATCTAAAGTCGTTTGTTGAGCAAAACCCAATAGAGGTCAACAGTCTCCCAGACGGAACTTTTCACCTTAGAGATGGGCATCATCGAGCGTTCTTGCTGGATCAGATTGGTGAAACAACTGTTCCCGTTGTCTTGGACGGCAAGCGGACAACAATGCCTATTGCCAAGCTAAAGAATGCAAGAGGAGCTATCGGGAATCAGGGCGTAGCTGCCGACCAAGTGAGCGATCTGCTTAACCACGTCGCGGAGATGCAGGCACTCGACTTTGAGCAAGACGCTGACTACACCTTCGTGGAAGCAGACTACCGTCCAGAGGTCGTAGCCTGGGCCAAGGAGCAGTTCGGAGATCGCGTCGCACCCAACGGCAAGCTAGCCTCCGAGAACTTCGTTCGCTGGTTCGGGGATAGCAAGGTCGTGGACCCGGAAGGTAAGCCGCTGGTGGTTTACCACGGGTCATCAAGAGCTTTCGATACTTTCGCCCGGTCCAGTCGCCAAATATACGGAGAAGGATTTTACTTCGGTTCGCGCCCAGAAACCGCAAACAACTACACCCTAGGTGGTGCTGCGATCAACGGCGAGTTTAGCGTCCAACAAGGAGGTCAGGTTTACCCAGCGTTTTTGAGTTTACGCAATCCGTTTATCTTCAATTACGAAAACCTACAGACCCTTCCCAAATCGTTTTTAGATAAGTTTGGAAACTTCAAAGAGACAGAACGCGGCATAGGTAAACGACTGCAAGAAGAGCTTAAAAAGCGAGGGCATGACGGCGTAATCCAAGGCAGTCTACCGCCTGCGGGGCCAATGCGAAGCATCATTGACGATGTTACATACGTCGCCTTTGACTCCAACCAGATCAAGTCCACCAACAACGAAGGCAACTTCAGCGCAGACGAAGACGGGATGATGCGGCAGCTTGAGGGTGATGAAGCAAAGCCTGTTTCTGAAGCGGTTGACGAAGTGTCTTCCCTAGAAGGAGCAAGTAAGATTTCTGGGCGAGAAAAATGGAGGCTTGTTCGAGACCTAAAAGTTGCGATACAGGAGTCTGTGTTGGCGGCAGCCGAGGCTGAAGGTGTTGACCTTTCGCAGATAGATGAAGAGACCCGGAAATACCTCGTGCGCGTTGGCGTGCGCGATGCGATTGACGCTCTTAAACAGAACCCAAACGCGGTCGGCTGGTATGACTTAAAAACACGGCAAGCCCTAGCAATTGTATCTCTCATTCACCCCGAGGTAGCGAAGGATCCCAACGCACGCTTTGCGTTTGTCTTTGCGCTTGCGGTCACATCAAATGGTTTAGAGGTTACGCTTAACTTTAAGTTGGCAGAGTCTGTCTACAAAGACTTCAAAATCAACGGCGTGATGCCAACAAACGTGAAGGCTGGAACTTCGCAGAAGGCGATGAACAAGTCGTTTGGGCTGTTCAACAGGCTGGTCAAGTCGTGGGGCATCGAGAACCTGCGGAGCTTTATGTTGACTGAAATGTCGGCGGGTGATGTCACCAGAATTGACGAGTCGTTAAAGACAGGTGAGCATGCTTCCACGCAGATCCGTGGGGCCGCAATCATCGGACCAAAGATTGGCAACGGGTTCTTCTCGAACCTTTACGGGATGTTTGACGCGCTGACCATGGACCGGTGGCTGATCCGAACGTGGGGTCGCTGGACCGGCACGCTACTGAAGTCGCAGCCCGAGCAGACCGCTCGTGCGGTCGCTCGCATGAATGCAGCTCGCGCAGCAATGACTGCCGAAGACCTCGCGACACTTAGCAAGATAGCTAAGAAAGATGTGATCGAACTGACCGCCGAAGAGCTTGCAGTGGTGATTAAGAAAGCTTCTGAGAAGCCAGCTAACCGCCAGCAAATGAACAAGACGGCGACGGGCGAGGAATCCCGAAAGGCTGGAAACAGCTTGTGGGGGTATCTCGATCGGCAGAAGGAAGACCCAGAGGGGCCGACAGAACGAAACCAGATTCGCGATGTTTTTAGCGGGATTCTTGCGGAAGTCCGAAAAGACCCTGCTTTGCAAGATCTGTCAATGGCTGACCTACAAGCCGTTTTGTGGTATGCTGAAAAACGTCTTTACGAGTCTGCAAAAGACGACTTGTCAGACGGCAATACTGATGGGTATGAAGACGAAGACGCTCCTGACTACGCTAACGCCGCTTCGGCATTGGCAAGGTCGAAGGGTGTCAATCAATCCCGCATTACTCGCGCACTAAACAAGGAAAAGAATGGACGCTCAGGAACGGCACGACCAGGAAGTGGGCAAGGCACAGGTGTCAACGCCCAGCAAGGACAAGGTCAAAAGTTTACTCCAAGCCAGCAGCGGATCTTCAGAGGAGGACTCGCAATCCTTAACTCCCGAGCCTCTAGAGGTAGCGGCGACCCGGTTTGGAGTTACAGCAGCACAGCTAGCAAAAGACGCGGAGATGATGGGGTTCTAGTCTGGAAGGCGGGCAAGGGTCTCAAGCGAAAGCTTAAACAAGCAGACACCCCGGCTATTGAGCTAACTGAATTAGCGTCTACGCCAGAAAACGCTGCGCGCTTTGTAGCTGCAATTGAAGCAAGCAAAGTAGGCAACAAGTTTGGCGCGGCTGTTTTTGTCTACTCTGCCGAAGAATATCAGGGTATGCGAATGCTGCTCTCAAAGAGTGGCAAGACTGGCGTTGCCATTAAATCTGATGGCGACATCGTTTCAGGCTTTTCAACCGAAGGAGGAGGGCGGTCGATGGTTGAAGCAGCGATTGCTGCTGGCGGCACTAAGGCTGACGCATTCGACACCATCCTGCCGCACCTTTACGCAGCTCACGGTCTAAAAGTTGTCTCGCGAGTCAAGTGGGATGACAACGAAGCCCCAGGTAACTGGAGCAAAAAGACTTTTGGTAAATACAACAACGGCGAGCCAGATGTTGTGTTTATGGTTTTCGATCCAGATCACGCGGAGCTTTACCAGGGGACGGAAGGCGTTAAGTCCAAAACCTATGGTGCTGCTGTAAATACGCAGAGCAAAGCTGCCCGACAAGTTGCTAAGAAATCGTCCGAGGCCGACACCAACCTGCGCGCCGCAGGGGAGGGCAGCGTTCTTGGTCAGTTTAACTCCAAGACGATGGAGGTCATCCTCTTTAAGAGGCACAATATCTCGACCTTCTTCCACGAGTTTGCTCACTTCCACTTCGAGGTGATGACCCAGGCTTACCGCGAAGGGCGCGCTACAAAGAAGAACATTGCGGACTTGACCGCGATTGCTTTGTGGGCTGGCTATAAGTCGCTTGATGATTACGCCCGCCCATTCGCCACGACTAAGCAAGACATCAACAACCGCCGAAAAGCGCACGAAGCGTTTGCTTACTCGTTCGAGCTATACCTCTATCACAACAAAGCTCCCAACGTAGGGATGCGAAATGTGTTTCGTCGTATCGCTGGTTGGATGGCGCAAATCTATGGTGGCCCAGACGGTATCAAGAACCGCCTAAACGTCTCCTACAGAGAGGAAACGCGAAGTGAAGCGCACCCCAATGGCGAGAACCTTCCTGCGCTTACCCCTGAAGTAGTTGCAGTCTTAGACCGTCTATCTGCAAGCGAAGAAGAGATCGAGCTTGCGATGAGGCAGAAGGCAATCGGAGCTGTTCTTGAGCTTTTGACAACACCCATGTTTGGCAGTGTCACTACTGATACTTTGCTAGCGTCTGGGCAGATCCCTAAAGAGCAGATCGAGCTTCTTGGAGACTTGTTTGATGACGCAAAGGGCACGGCCAAAGAAGTCTTGCGTGTCCGCTTAATGAAAGACTTGGAGTATCTGCGCCGGTTTGAAAGCCGCGAGTTAAAGAAGATGCAGTCCAAGTCTAGGAAGATCCGCAAAGCTGTTGAGGAAGACGAACGCAACCAGCTGTTGATTCGTGAGCGCGTTGCGCGCTTTCAGCATTGGCTTAAGACCGGCGAAGTGCTAGGCGTTGATTCGACTGAAGAAGAAGGCCCAGTGCTGGTTAGTCAGGACGAGAAGAAGAAGAAGCAAAAGCAATACTTGGTTACTGATGACGCCAGGGTTCTCCCTGGTGATCGTCGCAAGTCAGACTTTGGCGAAGGGGCTGACCGAGTCTCGCCAGAGATGGCAATCTTGATGTTTGGCTATGACTCAATTGATGAAATGCTTGACGAACTAAGCATCGCATCACCTCTTGACGAAGAGGTGCAGTCTCTTGCCGACTCTCGAATGAAGGCTGAATACAGCGAGTTCAACACTTCTGAAGCTATGGCTGACGCTGTTCGCGAAGCTGTCAACACTGAAGCGATGTTCCGCTTTTATGAGTCACATGCACGCGCTGAGTTACAGAAAGATCGAGACCTTAAGGGTGGTCCAAAAGGTTTGCTTGAGCTTCGTCGTGCAGCCAAGTTTGTTGCCTTAAAGGTCATCTCAAAGGTTCCTGTAAAAGACCTTGCCGACAGAGCAAAGAAATACGCAAAGGAAGCTGATCGAACTTATGCGTTAGCACTTCGGTCTCGCGAGCCAGACAGGAAGCAAGCGTTGATGAGGGCTTCGATCCAGCAGCGCGCACTCGCTGTCGAGGCTTACGAAAGCAGGGCTTCTATTGAGTCTGGTAAAGACAAGATGTCTTCTCGGATGCGAGACACGGGCGCAGCTCGAAACAAGACGTTGGCAAAAGCCTATGGAGGAGCCACCGTTGAAACTATTCGAGAGATCCTGCGGATGTTTGGCATCGACATGGGCAAGAAGCTTCGTCAAGAAGAAGGGTCGAAGCCTTGGGATGATCTTGTCGCAGCTAACAAAGATGAGCTTGAGTATGATCCTCTAGTCGCAGAAATACAGTCTGTCTACTTAGAGATGCAGGGCATTGCCTCAGATGCTGGCGGTCAGTTTGACAATCAAACTGTAGAAGACGCCCGCATGGTCTTGAATGCCGTGCAAGGCATGCTCAACCGTGGGCGCGAGTCACAGATGTTTGTCCTAGACAACCAAAAGGTTGCTCTAGATGACTTGATTAAGAAGCTGGAGCAGCGAGCAGAAGAACTTGGCATTGACGAAGTCACTGTCGAACCGCGAGAGCGTGGTTGGCTTGGCACTCAAAACTCTAGGTGGCAACGGCTGGAAGCTTTGATTCGCGCTCTTGACGGAGGGAAGGCAGGCATCCTGACTCAGAACATCTGGAACCCAGCAATGAAGGCTGCGATTGAACTCAACCTGCAAGAGTCCGAGATCTTGACTTTGTTTGAAGAGGCCATCAAACCACTGTCAGAGCAGATAAAGAAAAACTCGAAGCTTGCCGAGCCTATTCTGAGTTTCCTGGAAGACACTAAGACCGGCAAAAAGTTTGTCTTCAAGAACGGCAAGTCAGACATCCTTGGAATGCTTCTGCATGTAGGAAATGCATCTAACCGCCAGCGACTAGTGGATGGATGGCGATGGGACGATGACACGTTGACTCGGCAGATCCGCGCATGGGAAAAAGACGGAACGATCACCGAAGAAGACTGGAAGATAGTTTCCGACATGGGAGCCATCTACAAAAAGATGCTTCCGCAAACCAAGAAGGCTTTCTTTGCCATCGAGGGATATTCATTAGAGATCGTCAAAACCAGCAAGGTCGAAACTTCTTGGGGCACCATTGACGGTTGGTATGCGCCAGCAGCGGCTGATACTTCAACGGTCGGTAACACTCTTGCAGCACAACAGGAGGTTGATCAAAAGGGTAGTTGGTCTGCGGCACTGCCGACAGTTCAGTCCAACATGACGAAGCAGAGAACTAAGACTGCAAGCCGCGCTCTTGATCTCAATTTGTTCCGTCAACAACAGCACTTCCACGATCACCTTGTCTTCAATCACATGGGACCGGCCCTTGCTCGGATTCAATTGTTCACAGGCAACAAGCGAGTCAAAGAACAGTTAGAGCGAATGAAGCCGATGATATACAAGGAGTTCCTTGACGGCTGGCTTGAGACTGTCGGGACACAATCGTCATCGGCAAAGTCTAAAGACCCAATGGGGCTAGACGAAATCGCTTCGCACATGCGTCGGTCTGCTGGCACGGCTGCGATGTTTGCCAACGTCAAAAACAGCCTTCAAAACATCAGTGGCATTCCGTTGGCGTTAGCCCGAGTTGGCCCAGCTCACATGCTGCTTGCTTTTGGAAGCTACATCTCAGACATCAGAGGAACTAAGGAAGAGATCTACAAGAAGAGCCGCTACATGAAGCTGCGGCACAGCAATGACAGCCAGATTCTTGAGGCTGATCTGTATGCGGTAAAGGATCGAATCAATGACTTGGTTGCTAACCAAAACATGATTATGCGAGGCGGCCAAAAAGCTTCGGCTTGGTTGTCCCGAAACACTTACTGGATGCAAGAGATCACGCAAAAGCCTATTGACCGCTTAGTGTGGCTTGGTGCTTACAAGCAAGAGCTTGATGCTGGAGTAAGCGAAGAGCAAGCAGCTCTTGCTGGGGACGCTGCGGTGCGTCAAACGCAAGGCGACACCATGGCTATCTCGCTTGCATCAGGTGAGAAGGGTTCGGCGACCATCAAGATGTTCACTCAGTTCATGTCTTGGTTCATCATGATGGGTTCGCTTCGCGCAGACTTCACTACAAAGCGATCAGACAAATCGCGAGCTGCCGCAGCCGCTCCTGTAATCATGACATGGTTCGCCACCATGGTTATTGGAGAGATGATCGAGGAAGCACTAGAGCGTCTTTCAACTGAGCCAGAAGACGAGGAGGAAGAGGCCAAGCGCGGGCTAGGCCAAACAACAATCCGAGTAGCTATTCGTTCATCGATTGCTCCTTTGAGAATGTTTGGTTTCCCAGGCGCAATATCGTCAACAGTCGCAGCCAACCTCATCTCTTACTTCGATGAATCGAAGACCGTCTTTAGGAAGGGCTATGAAACTAAGATGCCTGAAGCCCCGACTCTTTCGCTTATTGCGCGAGCCTTGCGTGAAGGCCAGCAAGTTGTGTCTGGTGAAAAGCCATTCTCTAGCGAAAGCATTCTCGACTTTGGCGAAGTCTTGATGATCATAACAGGAGCTGGTGGAGCTGCTGCATCTACGGCTTCTAAGCGAATCCGCCGAGGGTTTGGATTAGCGGAAGATCTTGAACCTGGAGAAGACGCTTTTGACGCGAGCGGCTTGTTCACTGGGGTTCGCTAAGGTATGTTCCAGATGTGTCGTCAAGGAGTGATGAGGCCAATGACGCATCCCGCGACCCTCTCTCCCTTCGCGGTGCTTCTCCTTCTTGGCGACACATTTCTATGCGGAAGGTGATCCTTAATGGCCGCGAGATATCTCTTGCCGAGCTATGCAGGGAAATGAACATCGACCGCAGAACGGTTGAGTCACGGCTTGCACAAGGGATGAACCTTCAACAGGCGATCCGCAAGCCGCCAAGGAAATACCCTAAAACGACTCGCAGGCCACGCTCGATATCGGCAGAGCCGATCTCCGATCCTTTGATCGAAGACGCAATCGACCTGATGATCGATCTTCGGGAGGTCCTGATATCGATCTCGCCTACGCCACGGCGGGAGCGGATCCTTGCTGGGGTTCGCCTGTGGCTTCGGCAAGCTGGCTGGCGTGGATAGCTTGAAGCACGTCGTCAACCGTAGCGTTGATTGCCGTGGCTAAAGCCGACGCTTGAGCGTATCTCGGCGATGAGTGTCCTCGACACCACCGCCAAATGCTGGTCCGGCCTACCCGCGCAGCTTTCGCCGCGCTGTTTAGGCTCATACCGCTAGACGCGATTAGGTCGGCCAATGTTTGATTGTTCCTCATGAAACCATCTTACCTTTGTGTCACCTGTTCGCCATCAGCAAACTGGTATGTGACAATCCGCTTTTCCAAGCTCACGTAAGAAATGTCCGCGTTGACTGCGGTGGGAATGGTGACTTGGGAGTAACACCCTTCCCGCTGCTTCTCAGCAGATATCTGAAACGGAGACTCGGTATCTAGTCCGCATGTCCAAATCGGGTCGCCTTCATCGGTCGTTTCTGGCGTAGAGCAGATGCAGGTCCGGCAGTTCCGCTCTGGCATTTGCTTGCCGTGGCAGACCTCGAAATACTGGCACGGCCAACGCTTGCCTTCCCGGCTCACCAACACGCATGGTGAAGCTGCCGCATCCATCTTCTCAGGAGGTGAGCCAGCAGCCACAGCAGCCCTAGCGCGCTCCAGGTGCTTCTCTGCTGTCTTCTCAGAGTATGGCACGCGTTCTGAGTAGATCTCGTCGTTGTCCTTGCACACGCAAACGTAGAGCGCGTGAGCGAGGCCCATCTTGTTCATGTAGATTTGCATCTGCACGTAGTGGATCGGCTTGGATGACCTGACCCCCTTGTCGCGGAGCTTCTCCCACTGCTTGAGGTTGCTGGTCTTGATCTCCAAGACATGGTCTTCGTCTGGCGATTCAGGCAAGCCGCTCACTATGCCGTCGAGCGAGCCACCGATGTGGCCCTCCCTGACGCGGATCTGCTCGCCATCCTCGGCCCTTGACTGGACCTTCCACTCGCCGGTATTCTCCATGTCTTCGATGAGCCACTCTTCCTCGCGCTGTCCGCGTTCGAACAGGCGCAGGAGTCGGCCTTCATGTTTAGGGTCAGCAACCCAACGGAAGCTGTTCCACAGATACCGGTCGCAGCGATGGCCCAGGATCGACGCACCTAGATGGTCGCGCCGCCAGTTTTTGGCATCGTCACCGTCGCGGAACATCGCGTGAACGCTCTCCGCAACATCTGCCGATCTTTCCTTCCGTATGCTAGCCACTATTTCCAGGCTCGCTTGGCAGGTCCGTCAATAGGCTCTTCCTTTGCTGGAGCCTTTGGAGCTGGCTGGTTACTGCCCACGGCAGCATACCCAGACACATCGTTTGATGCGTCGTAGCCGTTGGCTGCCGGACGCACCTTTAGCTTTGTTAGCAACGGCTGACCCAACAGCTCGTTTGTGTCATCAATCGATTTCACGCCTAGCGCGTGTGCAATTGATGATAGTTGACGGCGCGCGATGTTGCGAACCGTGGCCTTCTGGTGGTTGATGCACAGATACGAAAAGACTTGGCGACCGCTGTATTTCAGATGCTCTTCCGCATCGATCTCAAGCTGAAGCTTCAGCATCTCACCGGCATCAGCCGACTGACCGGTATACATCTCTGCGCCAATGACGCGCATCTGATACCAACCAGCGGGGAGCGGCTCAAAACTGTCGGACATCGGAGCTACTTCGCTCGCGTCAAAATTAAGGTTACCCATCGTGATTCTTCCTATTGGTTAGCAGATAAAAGTAGCGACCTCATCCCAATCCATTGAGATTTGGTCCGGCATCGAATACCGATTCTTGGCCCGAAAAGCGGGCCTCTCTTGCGTGTGCAGCATGCGCTCGCCTTTGCCTATGCCACGCTTCTTGCCGGTGGCTGACTCGACTACTGCCACCTTGTAGTTGGCGAACAGGACCGCGTCGGCCCAGTCGCAGATCGTTGCATCGGCACCCTTGTGCAAACGCAACTGGTAACGCTCGTATGCGTCGGTGTCAGGCGATTCAAACCGCACGACAGTGCTATGCGCGATGCACGCAATGCCAACGCCATTTTCGCGCAACAGGTCCAGGCCGCGCAGCATTCGCCGCCACTCGCTCAATGCGTGAGTGTAGCCCTTGCCGTATCCGTATTGCTCGATGCGCTCTACCTTGGCTCCACGATCACTCGACACGTTCTCGCAAACGTGATCCCAGATCATTGGCTCAAGCTTATCGAGGCTGTCGATCACCAAGGTCTTGTAGTTGTGATCCTCCTCCAGAAGAGTAGTGATCGCGCGCAACACTTCGCCGTAGCTGGTAGGCCGTGGGAAGGTGTCTACCTCCAGTTGGCCTAGCCCGTCTTCGACAGGTAAGAAAATAGGGGCAGGCATCTTGGCGGCAAAGGTTGTCTTGCCGATACCCGGCACGCCGTAGATTACGACGCGCGGTGGAAGCTGTGTGCTTCTCTTGATTGATTGTAGATCGAACATATCAGTTCTAAACAAACGAAAACGCCACGCCGACAGAGTCGCCTAATCCTCTGCCGACGTAGCAAAAGAGGGCTAATAATAAATAGCCCACAAAATGATGGCCCACAAAACGAGTGACACGATCACCACCCCGATTGCGATGCTGCTATCGATCACGTCTTCCGGTTCTCGGCCTTGACCGCCCTTGATTGGTGGAGGCATCATTCGCCCCCCACCATGGTGTCGCCATGGCATGCAGGGCAATCGACTTCCTGATCATGCTCATCGCATGCCTCGCAGTCTTGCCACACGGCAGGGCGCGCAGCCGCAGGCTGCACATCCTCTGCAACCTCGCCCCAGGGCAAGCCAAACTTGTCGGCGCAGGTTGGGCCGTAGCCAACAAAGCGCGACCGCTTGTCGCTAAGTAAGCGCGCGCAGAATGAGCAGTTGCCGGTCGCCACGCCGTGTTGACCTGCGACCTTCGCGGGGTCGGCAGCCAGCTCGCACAGCAAGGTCTCCACCTCTGCGCTGTTGTCGCGCATCGGGCGGTATTCGCCGCTCTCGCTGATGAACCCGAACAGCAGGTTGTCGCCGTATGGGCCGCCATCGGTGACAGATGCGCCGCCGACGTAGGCCGTGCTTTTGCGAAGCTTGATCACTACGCGCTGAGATTGGCCGTCATCGTCGGTGGCTGACAGCTCGATGCGAGGCAAACGCTTCTGAGCAGCCTTCGCTTTCTGCAACATCTCTATCACAGGCGCGAGGCCGCCTAGCTTTGCAGGCGCGGCACGATCAGTTGCCAGCTTGTGGATCCACGATGCCTGCGTCGGCGACAAGCGGCGGCGGCGTGCGGCGGCCATCAAGTCGCTCGCAAACGGGTTGCTCTCGCCAACCTTTGCCAGGGCGCGGTATGCCTCAGCAAGTGAATTGAAAGCAGACTTGAACTCGACCGGCTGACCCTTGACGAAAACTGTGTGTGTGTTGCTCATCGGTGGCTACCCTCCGACGATTGCAGCCGCCTCCACCCACGCGATCCGATCGCGGGGTAGAGTGTGGGGTAGGCTGGCTCTTCGCGGCAACGCTGAAGGTCAGCGGCGACCTGGATGCCGCAGTCCACGCAGCAACCCTGCGCGGTGCTACTGACCTCTGCGCCCTCGATCGGGACGCAGCATAGTTCGCAGATAATTGTGTTGTTCATGACTCGTCTCGTGTTCGGCGAAATTGCCTAAGTGCAAGCGGGAGGCACTGGCTTTCGCCAGGGGTGTCATCCACACGGGTCAGGTGCTTTCGGGAACGCCTTCGCTTGCCCGCCCAAGGTATCGACCTGTTCCACTCGAAACAAGCCCTTGGTCTCTATTTTTATCAAAAAGGCATCACTACCCAGCTAGGGGTCTTGGAGTTGCCTTCGTTGGCGATCTTGCCGTCACGGGCTGCGCCCTTAATCGCGGCTAGCACAATAGTCTTGCGGATGCCGCAGGCTGCGTAGATCTCGTTGCCGCTCATCCCGCCCTTGCCACCGGGCACCGCGTCCATCCTTAGCAGGGTTGCCACGACCTGCTCAATCGCATCCTCGTGTTGCCGGATCGCGAAGTCGTTAGGAGCTGTCGGATCCACAGACGGCGTGGTGGCTGGCGCATCATCGCTAGGCGGCTGAGTCAGCAAGCCCTTGCAGGCATCTGGCACCATGATGCAACTCCACTCGTCCTTGCCGCCGGATCGAGTTGTGCCTGTCGGCACCGGCACCAGCCACATCGTGACCGGGTCGATCTTGCTGCCATCTTTCTGCTTCCATACCTGCAACGTGCGCTCATCGTTCTCGGTCGTGAGGCCAAGCACCGTGTCCACGTTGCGCGTGAGTGCCGACGAACCACGGATAGAATCTCGCGTGGCCTGGGGGGCTGCCTCGCCTCTCCTGCGCCCCTTGGCCTGCATCTTGACAAGGTGGTGGGCAACAGTGATCGAAGCCTCCCAGCGCGATCTCAGAGCCATCAGGCCGCGCACGATTGGGCTGACAACCTTGGCTTCGTTCTCATCCTCTTCGAGACCTTGACTCAGGGTGTCGATGATGATCATCGCAGGCGGGTGCCCCTTCCACTTCGCGACCGACTTCACTAGCTCGTGAAGGGTGGTCATCGTGCGCTTGCTCAACACTGGGATCTCGCTGCTCACTACGCAGTATCGATCCTCAGCATTCAGACCAAGATGCTTGTGGTGTTGCTTCCATGCACGGAAGCGCGCGGCCATCCCAGACTGGCCTTCGCCAGCAAGGTAAAGCACTGAGCCTGCTTCGACGTTCATCCCCGCAAACGGCAAACCATGCACCATCCGCATCGCGAGGTCGATCAAGGCAAAGCTCTTGCCAGCCTCGGTATCGCCAGCCAACACGGTTAGCGATTGGCGCGGGATCATCCCTTCGATCTGCCACTCAATCGGCGGTAGGTCTGCGACATCTTCCCAATCCAATAAGTTGATGCTTGCGCGCTCCAAAAGCGGAGCATCAATATCATCTGGCTTGTCCGGCTCAATCGCACCCGTGCTGATCTCCGCGACAGCATCATGAGCAGGCCCGATGTAGCCATGCTCCTGCGCGAGGTAGAACAACGACGAGATTGACACCTCGCCGCCGTTGCTTTGTCGGATCTTGAGTCGCTGCCATTGGTATCGTTGTTCATGCGAATTGTATTTGGAATGCACAGCACCGGTCGGTGTAGCCTTTGCCCACTCGTCCCATAGCGCGTATGCCTGCTCGCCTGCTGCTGTAGATTTGAGCGACATCCCAACGCGAATCCAAATGTCTCTATCATCATTTGGAATGGTGGCGAGGGCAGCGCGAATGTCTTCCACGACATCCGATTCGAGAGGGCTTACTTGCGCGCTAGTGGGGCCAGGGCTTTCTGGTTTCTTGATGCCGAGCAGCTCAACAACCCAAGCAGGCGCAGCCTCTAGATCGTCAGGTTCCCAAGGGTCACCGATCAGCCAAGTCCTACCAGGAGAGCTGGGTGAAGGCACGATTGTGTAGCCGCCGTCGCCGAGGATGTCGATGCCAGGACGCACGCCAATCTTGCGGGTCGCGTCAGCATATGCATAGATGAGTTGGCGACCATCGTTGCGTGGCGTGCCCATCAGAAGCGCGCACTCTTCCGGCGAAGAGCCTAGCTCGGCCAATGATGCGATGCCGCTGATTCCTTCGCTGGGCTTTTCGTCCAGGTCCACAGACACGATGCCGCTTGCGCCGCAAGCAACACCGACCTGCGCCGATGGCGTGGCCGTCCACCATTCGACAATCTGCGAATGATCAGTGGTGGCCGAGTGGAAGCCGCCAGCGCACACGGGCCGTTTGTTTGGCGCAGGCGATACCGGGAACACGAACCATCCGCGATCAGCGTAGGCAAGGGCAGAGTCGAGAGCAGTGGTAGGCATCAGAATGGAATGTCCCCGTAATCAATGTCATCTTTGGCTGTCTCCGGCTGCGCGTCTTCAAAGTTCACGCTCTTGATCTGCGGCCATCGACCTGACACGTCCATGGTCAGGCTGACCGGATACTTGATTGGCTCATCCTCGATGTTGATGCGAACGATTGCATCGCGGGTGGTGGCAGGGATCGGCATGTTGCCGCCGCGAGAGACCCACCACTGTGCCGCCTTCTTCGCGGCAAATCCACCATGAGAAAAGCACACCCATTCACTCACTCGCTTTTGCACGATCTGTCCGCACACGTATGTGACACGCATTGACGGCGGCTTACCCGGCTTGTCGTGTGGGGTGAACTCCACAAAGCTGATCGGCCAGTTCTCGTATTGCTTACCGTTAGCAATGAGCGTGCTGATCTCATCGGGGTCGATGTCATGGTTTGCCGCGCTCGACATCATCTCCCATTCGTATCCGCAACCAGCGCAAATGGTGGTGGCCGTGTAGACCAACGCCATGCACTGCGGGCACTTCTTCATTGGCGCATCGCCAACAGCTTCACCGGGCTGGCGAGGCTTGACCTCATTGATCGGGCCATGCCTCTGCACGTTGCCGCCGAAGTCGAGGATCAAGCAATCCTTCTTGCCCTCGGCGATACGCAAGCCACGGCCAACCATCTGCACGTAGAGGCCAGCACTTTGCGTCGGGCGCATCAGCGCGATCAAGTCGGTCTGTGGCGCATCGAAGCCGGTGGTCAATACGCCGACGTTGATCATCGCAGTGATCTCGCCTCGCTTGAATGCTTCGATGCGATCATCGCGATCATCCATCGGGGTGTCGCCAAACACGCATGCGTTGATCACTGCTCGCCGCGTTAGCTCATCGCTGATCTGGTTCGCATGCTCTACGCCACACGCAAAGATCAGCCAGCTCTTGCGGTCGGCACTGCGATCCATCAGCTCATCGATGGAGCGCGAAACCAAGTCGCCGGTTGTGGCTACTGCCTCCAGCTCATCGCGACGATACTCGCCAGCTCTCGACTTCACTTTGGTGGTGTCGATCTCAGCCTTCACGCCACGATTGGTGACCGGCGAGAGCCAGCCATCGGTGATCATCTGCGGGATGTCGCACTGGTAAGCGATGCCATCAAACAGGCGGCCCTTGCCCGCATCGAGCGAGCCGGTGTCGGTTCGGAATGGTGTGGCGGTGAGGCCAACCATACGCACCTTTGGATTGATCTCGCGCATGCTGGCAAGCAATTGCTGATACATGCCGACACCCTTCGGTGGGATCAAGTGCGCCTCATCCACGATGATGATGTCGATGGAGCCGAGCGAAGCCGCATACTTATAGATCGATTGCACGCCAGCAAACAGGATGCGATCCCGCGTGTCACGACGACCAAGGCCAGCACTGTTCACGCCTGCTGGTGCGTCAGGCCAGCACCGCAGCAGGGCTGCATGGTTCTGCGAGATTAGCTCGCGGACATGCGTCACCACCAACACACGCTCGTCCTTCCATGTCTCGCAGACCTCACGGATGAACTGAGCTGCTATCACGCTTTTGCCGCCGCCGGTCGGCACAACGACAAGCGGGTTGCCGGTGTGCTTCTCGAAGTAGGTGTAGATGCCGTCGATCGCGGCACGCTGGTAATCTCTGAGTTTCATCGCCATGCCCCCGCGCAGAAGTCAGCGTCTTGATCGAGGTGCGAGTAGTCAGGCTCTTCGCTTTCGTAGTCGCTCAGAACCTCGTCAGCCAAGTTGTCTGCGATCCATTGCTCTGGATCGCGAGCAAACAACATTGCCGCCACGTAGCCAATCGAATCGATAACCTTCTGCCGATCAATAATCGTGACCGAGTCAATCTCAAAGCCAAAATGGAAGCCACGCTCGTCGCTGTCGCTGACATCGGTGGTCTCAAACTCAAATCCTTCTCCAGTGTGCATCATCTGGCTAGTCCTCAATAATTTGGTTTAGTGATTCGGTGACGTTTTTAATCTCTTCGTCGGTGAGACCGAGAAGCCCTCGGGCAGGTTGCTGCGTGTAGGTGTATTGCACGTCACTCCTCAGCGCGATGCGCGCCAGCTCGCAGATCTGCAACATCGTCTCGTGATTAATTTCCATTAGTTGCTCTCCTGCTCGTTGTTCAGTTGTTTGGCTCGGATCATCACTCGATCAAGTGCGTCGTAAGCTGCGATGAACTCATCGCACACCTCCAGGCCGCGCATCTGGAACTTGCGGCCAAAGGCAGAGTCAAAAGCGTCGAGAGCCTCGAACGCTGCCTTGTGTGCCTTGATCAAATCTTTGAGGTCAGTCATGGGTCTTCGGTTAGTCTTGGTCGTCGAGGGCATCGCCGCACTTGCAGCAATAGAAGAGCAGGTCTGCGATGCGAATGCCGCAGCCGTAGCAGCGGCGAGGGGGAGGAACGTCGTTGAGGGTGATTGCCATGAATGAATGATAGCGACTGTTCCGAATGAAACAAGCTTAGTGTTCAAAAAGTTGCAGAACTCGATTCCTGATCGTTCTCGGGAATCACCAGGAACCGGTCTTCTAGGTCGGCTTCGTCGGTTGGGAGTAGTTCGCAATGCTCGCCGCATGCGCTGCAAATCATCACGTCAGAATCAGTGAGAGCCGTGCAGCATGCGCTCAGTTCGGTTAGGTAGTAGAGTGGGTTGGTCATGGGTTAGATGAAGCGATGGCCTTGTCGCAGGCCTCGTTCCATTGTTGGTTTACGACTTCGCCGATCAATTCGCTCGCAGCGGCGTATTTCGCCCCGGCTTGCTGGTTGATCAAGAGCGCGGCCTCGGCGAGTTCTAGCTGATCGTAGACAGTCTGCGTCAGGTATCCGCGACGCATCGCATCGCCATACTTCTTGGCTGCCGTGGCACGCGCTCGCTTTGCCAGCTTGACTAATTGCTTTTCTGTTTGGTCGGTCATCGTTCTGTTCTCCTAGTTGGTTGAGTTAGTTTTCGTAGTGCTTGGCGTAGCAGGTGCCACAGATGGCTTCGTGGGCGGTGAGGCCCAGCTCGCTCAGGCTGCCATCAAGATCGAACTGAGTGAGCTTGCCGCCGCAACTGCTGCAAGGTGGGTTTGATTCGTTTGCTGAACTCTTCATGCCTGAACCGTAACATCTGTTCCAAGTGGAACAAGCCCCTTATCGATAAAACTGTTCAGAAACTTGAGGGATCACGCTCGCTAAATGAGCCAATCGCCCGTTAAATGGCTTCAGTGGCATTCTACAGCATGTTTCAGATGAGACAAAAAAGTGGTTCCCAATACCCCCGGAACCACCGATTGGCTGGGAACCGGCTGGTGGCGGAGCGGTTCCGCTGGTTCCGCTGGTTCCTTTCCGGTTCCCCAGCACCAGGAACCAGTTCGTCAACACCACTCGATCGGGTGGTTCCCCCGGTTCCTCCTTCTCTCCCCCTAAAGGGGGAGAAGGGGACCGGGAACCATCTGATAGTGAGGTTGTGCCTGTGACTAAGATGAGCGCGTCAAGATACCGCAGGCAGCAGGATGCACTCAGGATCTGCGAGGAGATACTCGAAATCACGCTAGCCATCGAGCGCGAGCCGCGATCCTGGCAGAAGGCAAAGATGGAAGAGTGGGTAGACAACTTGAAGGCGCGACTCAGCGCGATCTACCGAGAGGACACTGAGCAGCGGACAAATGCTCATCAACGATCGAAGAAGACATGAAGAGATACCTGCGTTTTGTGATCCCCGTGCCCGCATCAACGAAGAACTCACGCCGACTCATTCGGCGAGGTCGCGCGATCACTAGCCTGCCAAGCAAGCGAGCTATGGTTTCGATGGCGCAGATCAAAGCCGCTGCACTTGAAGCCGCTGAAGATCATGAGCGCGCGCCTGACGGCACACTGTTTGGCGATCAAGACATTGGAGTGATCATCAAGCATCGTGTTCCAGATGACACTGTGCTTGTCGAGGTGTGGGCGATGGGCGAAAGGCCGAAGGGCAAGACCGGTCGCAAGCGTGATCTCCAGAACTTGCAAGAAGGCATTCTCGATGGGTTGCAATCCATCGCATACGCAAACGATAATCAGGTTGTGATGTTGCAGATGACACGCGAGCTATGAAGAAGATTGGAAGACCAACGAAGCGAACAGCAGAACTCGATGAGGCTCTGCTGCAATGGGTGAGCGAGGCTCGAACGATTCGCGCGTTCTGTCGTGAACACAAGATTGCGCCCGCTTCAATCTATAGCTGGGTGAACGATGATCCCTCTCTTTCTGAACGCCTCGCACGCGCGAAAGAGTGTGCAGCTCAAATGCTAGAGGATGAGATCATGGACATCGCAGACACTCCAACCGATCTAGAGCAGGACGTGAACCATCGCAAGTTGCAGTGCTGGGCGCGCGAGAAGCGTCTCGTGTGGAACAACCCTGGCAGGTATGGATCGAAGGTGCAGCTTGGTGGTGCGGCTGATTTGCCAGCCATCGAGATGACCGACCTGGAGCGCACCAAGCGCATCCAGCAATTGCTCGACAAGGCGAAGCCAGTGTTGCAGGTCGAGGAAGACATCGAGGGTAGTGAGGCCATCGACTCCAGCGTGTCATCGGATGGCGAGGTTTGGGCACCTCATGATCGCGAGGGCGTAGATGAATGACATCGATCTGTCGAGGCTGACTGATGATGAGCGCGCCGAGCTGGACCGCCTGATAGCGACTCCCGAGCCATGGACACCACTGCCCGGCCCGCAGTCGATGGCATACGAAAGCGAAGCAGATGTCGTGGGGTATGGTGGCGCGGCTGGCGGTGGCAAGACGCACCTCGCGATTGGCCTGTCACTCACCAGACACAAGCGCATCGCGATCTTCCGGCAGAACGGCACCGAGCTGACCGCCATCAATGATGACATCGCAGCGATTGTTGGGTCGCGCGATGCATACAACGGCAGCGACAAGATCTGGCGCATGTCGCGATTCGATGGCGAGCCGATGCAGATTGAGTTGGGCAGCTTCCCTGCACCAGGGATGGAGCAGCGATATCGAGGCAGGCCGCACGACCTGCTGATCTTTGACGAGGCCGCCGAGATGCGCGAGCTGTCGGTCAAGTTTCTGATGGGCTGGCTTCGCACGACCGATCCCAACCAACGGTGCCGCGCGCTGCTGTGCTTCAACCCGCCAACCTCAGTCGAGGGTCGATGGATCCTCAACTACTTCGGGCCATGGCTCGACAAGAAGCATCCGAACCCGGCGCAACCCGGCGAGCTGCGATGGTTCGCGACCAAGGATGGTGTCGAGCTAGAGGTCGAGGACAGCACGCCATTCGACCACGACGGCGAGACCATCACGCCGACCAGCCGCACGTTCGTGCCGAGCAGGATCACGGACAATCCGTATCTGATGGGCACCGGCTACCTGCGCCAGTTGCAGTCGATGCCGGAGCCACTGAGATCGCAGCTTCTCTACGGTGACTTCCATGCTGGGGTCGAGGATGATCCTTGGCAGGTCATACCCACCGCCTGGGTTGAGGCGGCGATGGCACGATGGACATCACAGATCAAGCTGCCAGTGATGGACAGCGTTGGTGTCGATGTCGCGATGCGAGGTGCGGACAACACTGTGATAGCGAGGCGGCACGGCATGTGGTTTGACAAGCCGATCGTGTATCGCGGCGACCAGTGCCCGGATGGTGCGACCATCGCTGGCTATGTCGTGGCGGCGGTGCGTGACAAGGCGGTGATCCACATCGACCTGTTCGGGGTGGGCGCGCAACCGTTCGGCCACTTGATGGGTGTGGGGCAGCAGGTCATCGGGTGCAATGTCGGCGAGCCAGCGCGCGGCATCGCCAAGGATGGGCGGGTGCAGTTCAGAAACTGGCGCAGCGAGTTGTGGTGGAGGATGCGCGAGGCACTCGACCCCAACGCCAACACTGGCATCTGCCTGCCACCTGACAAGAACCTGCTAGCCGACCTATGCACGCCCAAGTGGAAACTGACCGGCAGTGCGATCCAGGTGCAGGGTCGCCAGGAGATTATGGACAAGCTCGGCAAGTCACCTGACTACGCATCGGCATACATCCTGGGCCTGCTCGATACACCCAAGCGGAACGCCATGCTAGCCCTCGGCGCATCAAACAGAAAGACGCGGGAATATGATCCTTATTCAGACATCTAGCTTGACCAAGGTAGGCTGACAGCATGCGGACCCAGCGGGACAAGCAAGTCAAGATAACCGAATGCTCGGTTGATGACCTATGTGCAGGCATCGGCAACCTAGCCGAAGAACTGTGGCTAGAGGTTGAGGGCGACAGCCGTTTTGACTTGAGCATCGATTGGTCCACATACCATGAGCTGGAGTCGGACCATGAGCTAGTGGTCTTGATCGCCACTCGCGACTGGGCGATTGTCGGCTTCAGCGTGACCGTTCTATACAATCCCATTCACTCGGACACTGTGCTTGTTGGAGTCAACAGCGCGCTGTTCTTGCAGAAAGAGTATCGAGGAGGTGGTCTTGGATCTCGTTTGATTCTGGCGACAGAGTCGGCGGTTAGAAGGCAGGGTGCAAAGATGATGTCCTGGCGAGCAAAGCCAGGAACATCAATGGCGCACGTCATGGACAAGGCGGGTTATGAAGTGGACTACATCACCTACAGCAGGAGCATATGATGCCAAACGAATACGGAGGACTCACGCTGTGGGATTGGCAAGAGATTGCCAGCCTGGAGACCGGTGAGCCTTGGCCGCAATACAGCGTGGCAGAGTTTCGAGGCAACGTCGAGGAGCTTGAGAAACAGCTAATCGATTCGGGCGAGGTGTTGGTCGGCAAGGAGACCGAAGAGCTGTCACCGATCACCAACTCGTGGGGTGACGGTTGCTATGTGCGCGAGTGGCTCTGTCCTGCTGGCGTATTCACTATCAGCCGCCTTCACAAGTTTGCTCATCCGTTCTTTGTGCTTGAGGGCACTGTTAGCGTGATGACCGAGGATGGTGTGCAGCGCATCGAGGCACCGCACTACGGCATCACTAAACCCGGCACCAAGCGCGTGCTTTACACACACACTGAAACCAAATGGGTCACCGTGCATGTCACGGATCTAACCGACCCGGACGAGATCGTCGAGGCAATGACGGTGACAACTTACAAGGAGCTTTCCGAATGAGCATGGCAGCAATCGCAATAATCTCTACGGTCGCTATTGGCGCATCGATCTACCAGGGCGAACAGCAGAAAAAGATAGCTAAGAAGCAGCTCCTTGCTCAAGAGCGGTCGCAACAAAAAGCTGCAAGTAAGCAGATCACTAACGACCGCCTTGCTCAGATGGAGAAAAAGAAGGCAAACCAAAAGGTAAGCGGCTCAGACCGATACCTTTCTCAAGCGGCAATGTCTGCCCAGCAGGGAGCGGGGTCTTCGCTTCTCACTGGCACAAGAGGTGCTGGGCAAGACAACCTGTTGGGCAATCGATCCACATTAGGCTAGGCATGCGACCATACGACTTTTCAAGTGACCGGGATAAGCGCGAGGCATTCATTGCGAGGCATGGTGCGCTCAAGAAGGATCGCAGCTCATGGGTCACACACTGGACAGACCTGAGCAAGCACATCCTGCCGCGCAACGGTCGCTTCTTTACGAGTGACCGCAACCGCACTGGCTCAGATCGATACAACAAGATCTACGACAACACTGCGACCCGCGCGCTTCGCACACTTGGTGCTGGCATGCAGGCTGGTGCCACCAACCCAGGCCGCCCGTGGTTCAAGCTCACCACATCCGATCCCGACCTCGGCAAGTATCATCCGGTCAGGAGTTGGCTTGATGATTGCGTAGAGCGCATGCAGCGTGTGTTCTCGAAGAGCAACACCTATCGCGCGCTTCACCAGATGTATGAAGAGCTAGGCACGTTTGGCACATCGGTGTCGATTGTGTTGCCTGACTTCAACAACGTGATTCACCACTACCCGGTAGTGTGCGGCGAGTATGCGTTGCAGCAGGACTATCAAGGCAACATCATCGGTTGCTACCGCGAGTTTGAGAAGACGGTCGGCGAGACGGTCAAGGAGTTCGGCCTCAAGAATTGCTCGGTGGCGGTGCGCGACCAGTGGAAGTCGCGGCAGCTAGAGAACGCTGTGAAGATCCTGCATGTGATTGAGCCGCGAGCGGACCAGGAGCGTGATCCTGACAACCCTTCGTCGGAACACATGCCGTTCAAGTCTTGCTACATGGAGATGGGCGGCGACGATGACAAGCTGTTGCGCGAGTCGGGATTCAAGCGGTTCCCGGTGCTTGCACCTCGATGGTCTGTGGCTGGCGGCGATGTGTATGGCACAAGCCCAGGCATGGAGGCACTCGGAGACGTGCGTCAGTTGCAGCAAGAGCAGCTTCGCAAGGGGCAGGGCATCGACTACATGGTGCGGCCACCGTTGCAGGTGCCAAGCCAGCTAAAGGATCGCGAGAGCGAGCTGTTTCCTGGCGGCCTCAACTATGTCGATCCAGGCACCATGCTTCCGTATGACCAAGTCACTGCTGGTGGTGGTGTGCGGTCTGCATTCGATGTCAACATTGATCTCAACCACCTGTTGGCTGACATCCAAGATGTGCGTGAGCGCATCCGGTCATCGTTCTATGCGGACTTGTTCTTGATGCTGTCGATGGCTGGCCCGAACACGCGCATGACTGCGACCGAGGTTGCTGAGAGGCATGAAGAGAAGTTGCTGGCACTTGGCCCGGTGTTGGAGCGATTGCACAATGAGATGTTGCAGCCGCTTATCGACATCACTTTCGACAGCATGATGGAAGCAGGGATGCTGCCGCCGCCACCAGATGAGTTGGCCGGTCAGGATCTCACAATCGAGTTCGTGTCAATACTGGCACAAGCGCAGCGTGCGGTGGGTAGCAACAGTGTTGACCGGTTCATGGGCAACGTGATGCAGATATCGCAGATTCGTCCTGATGTCTTAGACAAGGTCAACTTTGATAAGTGGACGGATCAATACAGCATGATGCTTGGTATTGACACGGACTTGATTGTGCCGGAAGCGGATGTGAATGCTCTTAGGAAGGCGAGGGCGCAAGCTGAAGCAGCGCAGGCGCAAGCTGCATTGAGCAAGGATCAGGCGTCGGCTGCGAAGGACATGGGGTCAGTCAAGACCGATGAGCGAAACCCGGTAGCAGACGCATTGACATCAGGCGTAGAGCCTGGGGCAGAGGAGGTTCTCTAATATGACATCAACAATCACGGCGGCGACATTGACCGTCACTATCACGGAGTCTGTGACCCTCAACGGTTATGACCAAGGGTCAAACAACTCATTCACCGTGGCAAGCGTGAATGAGGTTGTAAAGCGGATCGTCACGATCCCCGATGCAGAGACCGGCTTGCTTGCGATGGGCGCAACGATCCAGACCGACCTGTCCAAGTCTTACGTCGCAGGTTTGTTTACCGAGTCATCTGTTCGCTACATCCGCATCACCAATAAGGACGACACAAACTTTGTCACGCTTACGTTCAAGAGCGAGGGCAACCACGAGTTTGCAATGAAGCTTGATGCCAAGAACTCGTTCATCTACCCGTGCGACATGGCTGGTGGTGCGGTTGACACGATGGACGCGAACACGTCTGCGCTAACTGTTGCGCTTGAAGACTTGGTGGATGTCACCGCCTTGGCAAACACCGCCCCTTGCGACCTTGAAGTGTTTGTAGCATCTGTCTAATGAGACCTACACGAGAACGCCAAGGCCAGCCAGACCGTAGCCGGACAGGGGCATCTCGTAGCATCCCTGATCGCAAAATGGGCGACAACCCCAGAAGGGGTAAGCCCGACCGCAGCAGGTCTGGCGCAAAGCGGCCTCCTAATCCAGTTGAGCTAGTTAAGATCCGAAAGGATGAAATCAGAGCTAGCGACATTGGCTTAGACTTGATCCAAGCATCTGATCCTAGCGATCAGCGAACGCTGCTAGATGCCCAAAAGCTTGACGACACTTTGACAAGCATCTCTAGCAATGGCATCGCAGCAAACCAACTGCTGTATGGCACCAACACTGACACGTTTTCAAAGACAACGATCTCTGACTTCATTGTTGGTCTACTTGCCAAGACCACCGATCTAGACTCTCGCGACTACATAGGTGCTGAAGTCTGCTCGGTTGTATTGACAGGCACAAATGCTAGCGGCACTGCGACAACCATCGACCTGAAGACAGGCACGGGGGTCACTCTAGAGCCGGGGAACATTGGTGTTCCTGTTGCTGCGAGCATGAGGGCTACAAACGTCGCAGTGTCATGGTTGGCATCAAGCGAGCCATCAAACTGGACTCTTCGACTTCACAAACGAACTGGTAGCGGGACTATGAATGAGGTCGCTACTTTCACAGTTAACACTACCTAATACTTATGGCTGCTGGACCTTGGACTTTTACTAACGCCTCAAGAACATCTCTTCTTGATGGCTCTTTTGACTTGGACTCAGACACGTTCAAGATTGCTCTATACACATCTAGTTGGTCGGCAGCAGCAGCAACGACATACACCACAACAAACGAGGTGGCTACAGCCTACGGTTACACGCGAGGTGGGATCACCATCAACCAGTTGGCTTTAAGCGGCACAACTACTGTGAAGGTTGACAACTCTGTGTCAATTGTATGGACGGCCAGCGGAGGTTCGATCGTCGCACGCTATGCAGCCATCTATGAAAACAGCGGCAAGTTTCTGTGCTACTGCTTGCTGGATTCCTCGCCAGCCGACGTGAGCACCACGACCGGTAATACATTGACAATCACAATGAACGATGCGGGAATCTTCACACTCGCGTGATGCCAACTCAACTAGTTACACATACTCCTGACGGCGTTGTTTGTGCCGCGCTGCAAGACGGTGTCCATGCTGGCAAAGCTATTGTCAGTGGGGCTAGCTGGGATGGCCCAGTAACCAACGAAGGCTGGTGCATCTTGGATTTAGACGATGATCCTGCAACTGTTCGTCAGTCAATTTGTGGCGCAATGTTGACCGCGTCCGACATTAGCAAAGCTTACGACTACTTTGCGGTAACAGACAGCCGCTTGCCTACTACTGCCCAAGCAAGCCTAGCAGCAACAGGTCGTGCATCTATCACGACTGAAGAGTTGTTGGCTGCGTTAGGGTTTGCGCCTGACTGGAGTGCTGGTTTAGTGCAAGCGATCGAAC